TTGCTTGAGCCATTACTTGCAGGACTGTTTTTCCCTGAAAACTGACGCAATTGCTTAGCTGTGAATGAAAAACTTGCATCATCCATCGCCGTGTATGCTGCTTTATCTTCGGCACTAAATTGAGTTTTTAATTCAGTTTCCAGTGCTGCAATATCATCATTGCGCTTCTGTGCTTTAAACTGTTTAAGTTCAGTTTGTGCTGTGTCACGTTCTGTTTCTGCCTGTTTCAAGGCATCTTTTACTTGTTCTAATTCGGTCACGTTGGTGTCCTCTTGTGGATTGTTTGGATTGTGACTTGCTGCCACAGCCATGGTGTTTTCATCTGCACCCAAGGCACAAAACGAAACTTCTCTGATACGACCACCACGAAAAACTGTGATTGGTCCATGTAATAACTTGCCATTCACTGTTACGGTGTTGCCTGCTTGAATCTCGTCAATGCTTGACGGCTCAATGCGAACTGACATTTGCCACGGAAAGCCGTCATCTGAATCACTTGCCACCTGTGCGCCAAACTCATTACTAAGTAGGATTCCGCTAACAGTTAGACCTGTTTCATGGCTGATTGCATGGCTCTCAATTGCGCCTGCACGTTGATAAGACGAATGCTCAAGTAGTGCGGGAATACGGCCCTTGATCTGCATTGAATCAAGATCAAAAATGACTTGCTTCCAGTACCAATGGTCAGTAATCACTTCGCCGCTATAGGCAACACCTGAGAACGTCCGTTTTTTCTTGCCTTCTTCCTGAGCATCTACGTTTACCTGCCCAAGTTGAAAGCAATATTGATTTTGCTTTTCTTCGTTTTTTGGCATATTTCACCCATAAAAAAACGACCTTAAAGGCCGTTGTATCTGTTGAAAGGTTTAGTAAAGACTAAATACTGTCTGATTCGCTATGAAATAGCGTGTAGCTTGCTCTTTAGTTCGTTTCAGTACGAGTTGCTCATCTGTGTTGCTAACGACTTCTAAATTCAAATCAGGAGCCAATAGTGCGCCATTCATGCCACTAATCTTACTCAAGTCTAGCGCCACACCCTTTGCATCAAGAATGGCGATCTGTTTGCCAACCTTTTGCGCTTGTTTGAACAATGTTGGCGTTTGAATACCAATTACACTTCCCACAGTTAAACTCAAATCATCAATGCCGCGAATTGAATTACCAGTGAGCTTGCTTGCCGTATTCTTTGCTAATGTGAACAGCCGATTAAATGCACCTACAACTTTGTCCCAAATGCTTTTGCCCGCTGTTCCATCCTGATCTTTTTGAAGTTCCGCCTGTTTCAGAATTGTCGTCAAAGCGTTTTCTTTTTCATCAGCTAAATCCAAAGTGATACGCAAGTCACTCGGTCTGATATTCGGGTCTAATCGAACTGCTTTATCGACCATTTCATCAATAATTACTTGCTTCTCATCTGTTAAATCTGAAATGCTTGTCTTGATAATCTGGTCAACTTCGGTATCAACCAACGTTTTTTTTCGAAGATCAATGACTTCTGTTTTAGCATCAGGCGTAATCGTTTTACTTGCTTCTTTCGATTTAAGTATCTCGTTTGGCTGCTTATCATAGTTAGACGGCTGAAAAGCCCAACCCGTATCAGGCTCAACATTTGGCAAATCCTCATTGGATGTTATTCCTTTTCGGATAGCTTGCTTTTCAGTGATTGCATTAATCGTGCATCGGCATCTATACCCATTTGGCGGATACCATTTCTGCCAAAACGGATCGTCAATGTGTCGAATAACGCCATCTAACTCTAAATGACTTGGACGAGTTCTTTTGTCGTTGATTGCAAAATATTCAAGATAAGGGCGTTTATCTTTATTCTGTTGCTGATGTAACCACCTGCCATGAGCATAAGCATTTTGAATATTGGTGCGAAACACATTGTCTAAATGCACCTCTGACAACTCAATGCCATTCTCCTCAACCAGTTTTTGAAAGTCTCTAAAAGTACCGCCACTCTCCAAAACCTTATAAGCTGAATCCAATACAGATTGAATCTGATCAAGACCCGCCAAATGGCTCACAGTAGAAGCATATTGGCGCGTATTTAAATCAAGTGCATAGTAGTCGGCAGGCAGTAAAACACCTCTTGAACGAGCAAATGCAATAGCTTGTAAGAGCGTCATATTGTCCATTTAACGCCCCTCTTTTGAATGCATATATCCCAAAATATCAGCAGCGAACAAAGCTCGATCTAGCACTTCATTAAACTGTGATTTGTCAGCAGTCTTAGCGATAGCAAATAGACTTGTTTGCAGTTCTTCAATGCTTTCACTATTCAGAATCAAATCTTTCAGGTCGTTATCTGATAACAACTTAAAGTTTTGATCCGCCAGCTCATCAAGCTCTTGCTGCTCTTGTGTAAGGCCCTTAACACTTGCAGCAAAACTAAAAGGCTTGCTTGGAATTGCTTTAAATTGCGGTTGTGGTGTCTGACTTGGTAAAGGCTCTGCCAAATCACCTTCTTGCAATCCATACTCACGGATAAAATATTGATTGGTAAATACTGCACCCGCATCTTTAAGCTTTACGTCACGCTCAGCCTGATCTTTATTGAGCTGCTTAGAGTTCTCACCCAAGATAATTTCATGCTCGCCCCAACCATTTAAGGCACAAAGCGCATCAACAATAGCCTGAAATGTAGGTGTCACCAATCGAATATCCGCATTCAATTTATCTTTGCGAACATTGTCATGGACTTCACCCAATGCACGACTCCCTGTGCCATCAGTTCCACTTGTAAGAGTTTGACCCAAAATCACTTTCTGAATTTGACGGATGATCGTATTGTTAAAGGTTTCAAATGATGTGCCAGCATTCCCATTTGAAGATACCGCCAATATCTCAACATCATCTTCTGCATCAATCGAAATGACACTTTGAGCATGAGCACTTAACAATGCTTGATTCATGTCATCAGGTTCAGAGTTTTTACATTTCCCTTTTAGAATAGGTGTGCCGAAACGCTCTAAAAACTTCGCCCAAAATTTAAATCCATTCTTACGGAAGAAATCCAACCAATACACAACGGTAAGTAATGCTTTACCGTATGGCTGCTTATATGTTGCTTTTCGCCGTGTCATGAAGAATTTAAAGACTTGATCAACTTCGGTCTCTTTACCCGAACCATCCTGTCGATAGATCAAACGGCCATCATTTTTAGGTTCAAACCATTCCATTGGCTTTTCACCAATCCATTGAAAGCCTATTTGCCCATCATCAGCCTGATCATATACAGCTTCTAAAACTGAATAGCCAAACAACAAAGCATTTATTGAACCAGAAGCAATCTCTGCAAACCATTCCTTAATTTCTTGCATTAATAAAATGGCTTCTGGTGTATCACTTGGCTCAAAGCGACACGGCGTTGCCAATAATGCATCTACTCGCGTTTCGACTGCTTGTGAGATTTCATCGTCATCAAGAAGAATTGCTAATCGATGGCGTTTAATACCAGCTTTGCGTAATGTCTCATCTAAATCAATTTGCTTACTCAATTTATAAAATTGACTTACAGCTTCTTGAGAATATAAAGATCCTTTAGACAAAGCCTTTTTAGGCGCTTTGTCCTTGTTTTTTGACTTTGCCATTTTGATACCTTAATTAAAATGTACGACTTCCTGTAGTTGCAGGTTTCTTAGCTTGACGAGATTCGTTTAGATCATTGAATGCATCACTACAACCATCGACCTGATCGTCATGTTTTGCATTTGGAAAGTTTCTTAATTCTTCAATCAGTGCCTTATTCCATTCGCCACGAAGCATTTTCACATTTCCAACGTTGACTTGAGCTGCAAATGGTTGCGCTCTGGTAATCTTGTCACCCGATACAGGCTCAGCTTTAACCTTGAATCCAGAAAGCCTAGCGACAAAGTTTTTTGCTTGGGACTTTCCTGCCTGACCAGGGTCTTGAGGCAAGCGTATATAAACGCCTTTGCCATCCATCTGCGCTGTTTGGGTAATAGTATTTTCCACACCATCAGGTCCCCAACGACCACGCACCATGTCCGTGATGTAGATTGTGTTATCTGGTGCTTTCGCCAGTTTAGGCCCCGCTGTGTAATCACCTTCATTCTCTGTTGCTGCTAGATCCCATGCTCGGCATTCTTTAACAATGTCTGTAGGTAAAGCATCAACAATCTCAATTTTATCAGGCTTAAAAAAACCGCCTGCTGGCGGTGATGGTCGTTGCAGATACTGCCCTGAAAAAACATACGGCGATGTTTCTTCCATGATACGCAAACGCTCAATAGTGTGCTTTTCTGGCCATAATGCTGTGCCGTCTGGCTGAATAGCTGATAAGCAGATATGCTCCCATTCCTCACCATTACCACCATCTAATAGCCAACCAGCCAGATCCTCTTCATGTAATCTCTGCATAATGACAATAATCGGGGTTTCTGAAGAGTTGGTA